AAAATTTAATAGACATGAATCAAACAGGATACTCACCAAAGGAGTTAAACTTTGGAAAAGAAGGAAGGGACAAATTAATAAGGGGAATAAATAAAATATCTACTGCTGTAAAGAGCACCCTTGGTCCGAGTGGAAATACGGTCCTTATAGAATCACCTCAACATACACATAGTTTGACAGTAACTAAAGACGGTGTTACTGTAGCTAAGTCTATTGATTTAATTGACCCTGTGGAAAACCTTGCGGTAAAGATGATGAAACAAGCGGCGGATAGAACCGCTACTACTGCGGGTGATGGGACAACAACAGCGATTGTATTAACTGAGGCTATTGTTAAGTGTGCTATGGAAATGTTTGAAAAACATCCTAAGCATAATAAGACTGAGGTTTTAAGGGAGTTAGTTAATATTACTAATGATGTAGTGACTGCGTTAAAGAAGAAGAGTAAGCCTGTAACCAAATCAAAATTAAAAAGCGTAGCTACCATATCCGCTAATAACGACCCTGTTATTGGTGAAATTATAGCTAAAGTTTATAATGAGGTGGGTAAGAATGGTATTGTTACTGTAGAGAAAGCCCAAGGTACTGAGACTTATTATGAGAGTACCGATGGTATAAAGGTTGACAGGGGGTATTCAAATCCTTTGTTTATTAACAATCAAAAGAAAGATGAGTGTATTTTAGATAATCCTTATATTCTTGTTTGTGATGCTGAGATAAATAATATCTTAAACATCGAGGAGATTATTCAAATCCTTTGTTTATTAACAATCAAAAGAAAGATGAGTGTATTTTAGATAATCCTTATATTCTTGTTTGTGATGCTGAGATAAATAATATCTTAAACATCGAGGAGATTCTAAAACCAATTATATCTGACAATAAGTCTTTGCTTATTATTTCTCCTTGTGCTAATAATGTATTAAACACATTAGCGGCTAATGTGATGAAAAGGAATTTAAAGATATGTGTTATACAGCCACCTAACTTTGGGTATAAGCAACATGAGTTAATGCAAGATATAGCATTGTCAGTAGGGGCAACATACTTCTCAGAAAAGACAGGGGATGATTTGAGTGTTATAAACTTCTCCGACTTAGGGAGAGCGGCCAAGGTGATAGTTGGGCGAGACTCTAGCATCATCCTCTCGTCCGAAAGAGAGAACACTGAGGAGATTAATCAAAGAGTAGAAGAGCTATGGGGAGCGCATAAGCTATCTAACAATAAAACTGAGAGAGAGTTTATCATGTCACGTATCGCTTCACTTACCGGTGGTGTGGGTGTTATATATGTAGGAGGGAATACTGACCTAGAGCAAAAAGAGTTGTATGACAGGGTTGATGATGCTGTGTGTGCAGTTCGCTCCGCACTTACCGAAGGTATACTACCCGGCTCAGGGTTAGCATTGCATGAGGTTGCCAATAATGGAGTGATGACAAAAGGGGAAACTCTTTCGCAAAAAATTGCTAGCGCAATTTTATCTAAAGCAATGACAGCCCCTCTTAATCAAATACTTTATAATGCAGGACTGAATCCATGTAAGATATATAATACAGGAATGGAAGACGGTTATGGTTATGATGTTAAGTCTGAGAAATACGGAAACCTTATTAAGATGGGTGTTATTGACCCTATGAAAGTTACTAAGAGTGCATTACAAAATGCTGTCTCTGTAGCTGTAACTATATTAAGCACTGATGCCATTGTAACTATGGCACGTTCATACGAAACAGAATGAAAGCAATAGGAAAATATATTATAATTAAAAAGATAGAAGAACAAGTAACTACTAAAGGTGGGTTGTTATTATCTAAAGAAGATGTAAGCGGATTCCGATATCAGAAAGGTAAAGTTATAAAACCCGGTAATGATGTGGATGTTATTAAAGCTGATGATATTATATACTATGACAAAGGCTCAGGGAATACTGTTATGATAAATAACGAGCAGTATACTATTATCCTTGAGAAGAATGTTGTGGTAGTGATTTAGTTTTTTTGTATCTTTGCTTATTATGGCAATACCTGCAGGAACAAAATTTCATGGAGTAGACCCCTCTGTAGATACAGATAATAAGGGGTCTAAGATAGCAAATAGTTGGAGAGATGCCTATACTCTTGAGGAGTTGGCAGCAGCTATCAATATTATTATTGAGGACACTCAAGTCACTAGACTAGTCCCATATTTTCAGACAGCAACTCCCGGTGGTAGCGACACCTATACTCAAGATAATAACATTGTTGATTTTGATTGGCTTGGTGGTGCAGGGGTTTATGAGTATATATTACCTAGTGCCACAGCTATTCCTTATAGAAAAATACGGTTTGTAAATAACTCTACTGTAACGGCATCCAATAAAGTTCATCTCACTGCTCCGATAGGAGAGTTGATTGATGGAGGAGCTTTTTATGAAATTAATAAAGCTTACAATGGTTGTGCTGTATGGTCAGACGGAACTCAATGGATAGTGATACAAGCTAAAGCTACTTAAGAATATCTCTTTTTTCTTATCTCCTTATTCATTTCTTTTATCATATTCCTATATACCTTATCAGTATATGAGACATTCCTATGGAACATAGGATTGTGTTGGCTGTCGGGAATCTCTGTTCCTTCTAGTTTATCGTAGATAGATTTTAAAACTCTTTGTGATTTATAAGATAGTTGATATAAAGTTTTATGTACCCCTGATCTTTTTCTAAATACTTCTATCCATCCATCTCTAAGTAGAATATCAAATCTTCTTTTATTCCAACTAAGAAGCTCGTTAAACTCTTTAAACTTTGCTTTAGAGAAATATGATTCTGAATTTAAAAATAAAAGTGTATCTAGTTCCGCTTGTTTGAGGTTGTATTTTGTTTTTATGAAATAACTAATAACCCTCCAATACTTTAGGTAATCTCGATTCATATAAATAATTTTAGTAAATTTGTGATAAAGATACAAAACTATGAGCAAAGATTCAATGTCATTAATTAAGTCCCTTATTAAGGGAATGAAAAAAACTACTAAGCAAAAAACAGGGTTAACCGGTTTGGGTAAGTTTCATACATGGAGAACTTCTGTTACTCCTAAGAAAAAGAAGGAAGCTTAATTATTTTTTGTTATCTTTGTAATTAAATATTTAAACTATGCCTACAGTAGGAAAGAAAAAGTTTTCATATACAAAACAGGGTAAAGCACAGGCTAAGGCTTATGCTAGAAAGAAAAAGAAAAAAGTAACTAATAAAAAAAACTATTAAGATGAAACAAGGATATAACGCAAGACTAGATGAGTCTTTAGGAATGAAACATAGAGGTAAGCACATGCAGTCTTTAAAAGACAGAAGAGACGAGTCTAAAGCTATGTCTAAAAAAATATACGGTCATGCTTATGGTGGAGACCATGGGATGAAGTATGAAGGAGTTAAAGAAAGAAACTCTAAAAATATTAGAAAGTAATGGCTAATTGGATACAAAAGGCTACAAAATCTATAAAGAAAAGAGGAACTAAGGGCAAATGTTCGGGTAGCAAGTTAGGTAGCCGTTCATGCCCTAAAGGTTCTAAAGCGTATAACTTAGCCATGACATTTAAAAAGATGGCTAAAAAAAATAAAAAGAAATGAAATTTATAAATTACTTTGCATCAAATGCAAGACAATGGGACAAAATTAAATTAGAGTGTAGATTAGGAGGATTAACTTTATTAGAAATAAAGGGTGATGTTTCAAGGAAGTGCTGCAAATTTGTAGTATTAAACTTTGGATTTAAAATGGGAAACACTTGTAAAAAATGTACATGCTAATGGAATCACAAGGACTCGGAGATACAATACATAAAATAACTGAAGGGACAGGAATTAAAAAAGTAGTAGATACTGTTGCTAAAGCCACAGGAAAAGATTGTGGCTGCGCTAAACGTAGACAGGCTTTAAACAGAGTGTTCCCTTATAAACAACAAGAAAAGAAATGACAACACTATCAAACTTTCAAGGATCAAGGTCTATAGCTGTTATTGCTGACGATAGTCGCCCTACTCCTAACCCGGCCTCTTTGGTTCATGGTGGAACAACAACCGCTGCGGCCCCTAGTAAATTAACAGACGGAGGGGCACGATTTACTCAGTACAATATTGCTGTAGGGGATATTGTTTATAACGATACTACAGGGCAAATAACAGATGTAACGGCAGTAGATAGTGATACCACATTAGCTGTTACAGACAATATCTTCCTTCTTGGTCAAGACTATAGAGTGTTTAGAGTATCACAGATACGTCCGTTTTTATTTACATTTAATGGACCGGACACAGCTCCTATAGCAGGAAATGCGCAACAGATTTTAATTGTAAATGCGGGTGGTGATACAGAAACTTATGCTATGAAAGTGGGAGACTCAGCTCCGGTTCAAGCGGTTCGGATTCCTAGAACAGGAAATCCGGCGGGAATGGCAGGAACAGCTACCTTTGCTTAATATGTGGAGAACAACAACAACATTAGGGAGAAAGGTTAAATTAAAATATATTTTGAAGAATGGCAAAAAAAGTTTGGACTCATACTCCCGAAAAGAAAACGCAACACAAGAGACATGCCAAAAGCAAAACGTCTCATAAGAAAGGAACTGATAATTATATAAAAAAATATAGAGGTCAAGGACGATGAATAAATTAATAATTAAAGCACTCATGGTAGTGCTTTTTTTTATAAGCAATATATCTACTGCCCAAATATATAAGTATGCTACTGTATATGGTGGGGTTAGTTTAAATTCTACTATGCAACCCATAGAGACTTATGAGTATTCTAATGGTAGCCTCATAGAAACTACCAATCAGTTTGGTGCTAACTATCGGTATCACATTGGCGTAAAGAAGATAAGCCGGTATAAATTTGAGAAAAAACCTAAGTTTTATTATGACGGCATAGAAAAGAATGCTTCTATGCATCGATCTCCACTAGGGGGGTTTGAGTATTTGTTTCAGTATGAGAAAATAAAAGACAGGGGAACAGAGTATGTGAATAGAGATATGTGGTTAAGGAAAGTGGGAGAGTATTATGTAAGCAAGGTTCAGTCTTCACAAAATGGTTATGTTGATTTAAAATATAATTCCCTTGACTTAAGAGTAAAAAAAGATTTTAAAAATCTACGATTAACCTTAGGAGTGGTATTGCGGAATCATCCGGTATATGGTATTAATGCTTTTAAAATCGACTTCCCTAATTACAATGACTTTCGAGATGTATCATCTCAATTAGGGTATAGCTATGCATCTAGTTGGATTGATGGAAATAATAACGGATATTTTGACAGGTGGGAGCAGCCTATTACAATATGGACAAATGAAGCAGGAGATACGGTGGCTAACTCTTCTGCAGTTTTTCAAAACTATTATAGTCAATTAGTTTCAGACTACAATCAAGATTGGGTATCAGAGCAAGGTAATCAAAATAGTCTATCCAATGTGATGGGAATATCTTATTATAAACATTGGAATAAATTGTTTATCTTAGCATACATAAATTACTTCTTTAAAAACTATGAGTTAAGTAATTATTCTACTACCACTCATGATTATGATTATGGATTAATTTTTAATTATAAGTTAACACGGTCATTATCTGTTTATTCAGAAGTAAGTTATTTAAACTATTTTAATAGAATCCAACAATCAGTAAACGCAGGTATTAACTTTTTAATATTATAACTATGTCAAAAGTTATTAATGAACATACCAACCTCACGGTGGATATTAAAACTATAGCTTTGGTTATTGGATTTTTTTTATCTCTATCAGCTACTTATTTTACATTAAAAGCAGATATTGAAGAAGCTAAAGAACTTCCTGTACTTCCCATAACGGCAAAAGAATTTCAACTGAAAGACGAATTAATTAGAAGCACCATTATGTCTAATGCAGAAAGGCTTGAGAAGATAGAGAAAAAAATTGATAAAATAGATGAAAGGCTTTATAACAATCTTGCTAACTAGCTTAGGTTATTTTTCTTATAGTCAGGTAACAGTTTCTCATTTCAATAGTAATTGGAATGAAGATAATAATTTTGATATAAGCGTATTAAAAGAATGCGATAAAGATTATATTGTTATTTGTCACAATCAACACTTACAAGAGAAATATAAAATAAAATCTGTGCCTACAGTTATTGTCTTTGAAGATGAGGAAGAGATAAAAAGATATGAGGCTAATATAATGATGCAACTTACATGTTCTATTAAGGATATACAACATGTAATCGATAGTGTTTATTTAAAAAGATTTGAATGAGAGTATCAAAAAACTTCACCCTGCAAGAGTTAACTCGCAGTAATGTAGGGTTAAGGTTGGGGATTAAAAATGAGCCCACCACAGATGGTGTTCATAAGTTAACTATGATGGTAAATTCTTTAGTGCAACCTATTAGAGATAAGATAGGGCCAATAAGAATAACGTCAGGATATAGGTCTCCGGCTATAAATGCCGCTATTGGTGGTAGTCCTAACTCTCAACATTGTCGTTATGAGGCTGTTGATTGTCAGTATGTTCGTAAGAGTAGAATGGATAATAGAAAAATATATGATGCGCTTGTAGATTTAGATTTAGACTTTGACCAATGTATTTTAGAATTTGGAACTCCCTCTAATCCCGCTTGGATTCATTTAAGTTGGAAGGTGTGTGACAATAGAAGGCAAGTGTTGGTGGCGTATAAAGATGATGATAATAAAACTAAATATAAAGAATTAAAAGAATATAAATCATTATGATTAAGAAGATAATTAAAACCCTAATAGGTAATGCCTCTTCCATATTAGACGAGGTAATTACAACCGATGAAGAAAGAGCTACAGCTAAAGAGAGACTTGAAGCTTTATTAAAAACTCATGAAAAAGAAATCTTTGAATTAGAAGTAGAAGATCGAAAGAGCGCACGAGAAATGTATAGTGATGATGCTTCTATTCAAAAGATATTAGCAACTGTATTTACTATTGCTTATTTTGCGTTGAGCTTTATTATGTTTAGATATTTTGTTACCGGCGATATTAACTTAGGAGAGTTTGAAATAAGTTTTATCTCTACAATCTTCGGAGCTATGTCAGCCAAGGTCAACACGGTTGTCGATTTTTTCTTTGGAGGTTCTCACCAAAAAAAGGATTAATAAAAAAATAACTATCTTTGTAATATAATATTAAAATAAAATTAAAATGAGTACAAAGAAATTAAGCAAAGAAGAATTAACTTCTTTAAGAAAAAAATTAACTGAGTTCAACCAAGCTAAAGTAAAGTTGGCGGATGCTGTATTACATCAAGAACAGCTCAAAGGATTTATTAGTCAACTAAAAGAAGTATTTGTTTCTGAAGAACAAAAGTTGTTAGATAAATACGGAAAGGATGCGAGGATTAATTTAGAAACAGGAGAAGTAACAAAACAAGAGCCAACATTAAAAGTAAGTAAAGATGCCTAAAATAAGTACATATACCGCTGTTGATCCAACAATGACAGACTATGTTGTTGGAACAGATGTAGAGGATGGTTTTGCAACCAAGAGTTTTGTTTTCGATAAGATTGCAGAATTAATAAATGCAGGAACTGTTCCTGCTTCTGATAGCGACCCCGGAATACGAGGTCAAATTGCGGCGGATGCAAATTATTTGTATATATGTATAGCAACAAATACATGGAGGAGAGTGGCTACATCAACATTCTAGGATGGCCAAGATTAGCACATATAATATAGACAACAATATCCATGGAGATGATTTGTTGGTAGGGACGGATAGTAATTCTACTCCACCTAATTTAACCAAAAACTTTTCTGTAGATAAGCTTGTAGATTATATGAATGGGTATCAGACTGTAGAGTATGTTATAACAGATGTTGCTGTTATTCGTGCTCTTGCAACTACCCCATTTCAATTAGTTCCTGCACCCGGTTTAAATAAAGTTGTTAGTGCTTTATTTATGTCGGTGAGCACAGGGGGTGGGGATGATTATAATTTTGCATCTTCAAATATTCAAGCAGGTCTTGATGGTGGCGGTGGAGTATATAGTCCTCTTTGGGTAAATAGCCTTGGTCCTTTAAATGCGGCAACTAGACAGAGTTATGGTTATTATCCTACAGGATGTGTTCCTGCTTTTCTTTATAATTCCTCTCAGTATAATTTACCCTTTCAGTTTAGTGCGTTTGGTGGGGTAGATGCTACTCAAGGGACTCGTCCGGTAAAGGTAATGTTGCAGTATCAAATCTTAGACTTTGGAGTATGACAACTACGCATGAAGATGAAAAGGTCCATATTAGTATGCTTGCTACTCTTACGGAGGAAGTGGTGGCATTTGATAAGTTGATAGGAACAGATGAGGACACTTTAAAGACAAAGAATTTTTTTCCTAGAGATTTGAGAGAGCATGCTTTAAATCCATGGAAGATAGGAAAGTTTACTATTTCTCAAGCGCAAGTTTTGGCAACTAGTATTGGTAACCCGGTTATCTTATTGCCATCATTAGGCTTGAATAAGTTTTATGAGTTTAGTCCTATATTTGCTAATATGTTCATTAATGTTGTTACTGATCCTGCCAACCCTTTTGTGTGTGGCGCAGGAGATGATTTAAAACTAGGATATTGGAATTTAATGGCCGGGGGTTGGTGGAATAATGCTCCCTTTAAAGACTTAACCCAAAGTGAAATAACGAACCCTACCACTCAGATGGTGAGGTGGGATCCGTTTGGAGTGTCACAGATAACCACCTTTACTCAATGGGATGATGCTCTCCCTACGAGTCAGTCAACTGCTATTGCTTTAGGGCCGCATATAGTGGGAGCTCCGGGATGGATAACAGGAGATGGTTATTGGCAAGTTGAATTAATGTATAGAGAAAGCGAAATGTTAGTATAATATGGCAAAAATAAGTACATACAATATAGATACCAATATCACAGGTGATGAGCTATTGGTGGGGACTGAAGCAAATTCTTCACCTCCTAATTTAACTAAGAACTTTAAAGTAGAAGATGTTTTTAGTTATGTGTGGGGATGGAGATATACTGAATTTACAATAGATGACTCGTCTATTCTAAGAAATATAAAAACAAAACCTTTAGTCCTTCTACCTCCCCAAGGAAATAATGTGGTTATTATTCCCTTACAATTAACCCTCATTACTTATGGCTCACTCGTTCCCGGAGTTTCTTTTAATCAATATATATATACTGCAGTTGCCACCCCTCTAGGACAGGAGATAACAATAGGCCTTGATGATGGAACAGGGATGGTTGGAGCAACTCCTTGGATAAGTGGAATAAATGGCATTGCGTATACCGGTGTTTTAGGTTATGATGGTAGGAATTTTGCTACTCAGAGCTTTGCTTGTCCATCGGGAGATGGAATTAGAGGCACTATTGCAGATGCTAATAAAGCTATGTTGATGGGAGTTTTACCCGGAGGAAATGATTCTGTCACAGGGGATATGCCTGTTAAATTCCAATTTTCATATCAACTATTTACTTTTTAGTTATGACCACTCTACATAATAATAATGAGATACATATTAGTATGCTTGCTGAAAGGCAAGAGGTTTTAATAAAAGATGATAAGTTGATAAGCTCCGATGGAGGAACTCAAAAAACTAAAAATATACGCTTAGGAGATTTACAATGCAAAGCTATTTGTCCCTTTAAGATAGAGAAATTTATTATTAGTGAGGCGCAGATATTAGCTTCTTCTTATACGAACCCTATTATTCTGCTACCTGCGTTGGGAGTGCAAGAGTGGTACACTGTAATGATGCCATGGATGAATACTTTTAAAAATGTGGTTACTAATCCTGCTAATCCTTTTGTGGTGGCTGCAGGTCAAGAGTTAAGCATTAGGGGACTTTTTCCTCTTACAGGAGCTTTAGCTTTAAATATTTTCCCTAAACTAAATCAAGCTGAGTTTACTAGTGCGACCACTCAAGTAACTAAACTATCAAGGTCGGGGGGTTTTTACAATAACTACAACTTTCAAACAACGCAGACTGCTTATTCGTCCATAGTTATTGTGCCTAATGTAGGCTCAAATGTTGGGTGGATAGCAGGGGAAGGGTATTGGGAAATAGAATTAATGTATATGATAAATAATAATTTATAAAAATGGATATAAGAAAAATTTCAGTAGGACCTGATTATAAGTCAGGGGCAATGCACTACATTGTAGGGCAAGAGGTGTTGAACGGCTCACACACCATACACCTAATTAAAAATGAAGGTGGGTCAATTCGTATTTGGATAGAAAAAAAGGGAGAGGTTGTATTGTGGAAAGAGTTCACAGATACTATGCCCATCTCTATAGAATATAATATATATTTTGAATGAAATCACCAACAGACTTTTTAGTACAACCGGTAGGGAATCAACGGTATGCTAATAAAAAAAACATAGGAGGTGTTGAGTTTTTAGTAAGCTCTTCGGAAGAAGACCATAAGTTTTCTAATAGGGAAGCTATAGTAATTGAAACTCCCCTCAGATATAAAGGCCCTATAAAGAAGGGGGATACTTTATTGGTTCATCATAATGTTTTTAAATATTATAATGATATGTATGGGAGACAGAAAAGTGGAAGGAGTTTCTTTAGAGAGAACACCTTTTTAATTGATAGCGAACAATTCTTTCTTTATAAGCAAGACGGTGAATGGAAACCTTATGATAGGTATTGTTTTATTAAACCTATTCCTACTAAACAGGATTATCATTTACATAAGAATGTTAGGTTTGAACCATTGGTTAAAGAAAGGTGATAGAGTTATGTTGAATCCTAATATGGAATATGAATTTCATGTAGATGGAGAGTTACTTTACAGAATATACGACCACCAAATTCCTGTTGTTCTATGAAGCTAGAATGGAAAAAGATAAATATAAAAGAAGTATGGAAACATACAAGACCTATCATTTATAAGAATAAAAAAAAATACAATCGTAATGAACTCAAAAGAAATAAAACTAGAAATTATAAAAGCGGGGAGGAAGGCTGTGAGGCAGTTGATTAAAGTTGCTAAAGAAGAAATTATAAAGCCTGACCCTGAAGATGAGTTGGCTGCAGATAGATTAAAAAATGCTGCGGCGACTAAAAAGCTAGCTATCTTTGATGCTTTTGAAATATTAAATAGAATAGACTCTGAAGAAGAAAGTTTAGAGATTGCAAGCAGGGGTGCAGATAAAACACAAACAAAACAAGGATTTGCAGAAAGAAGATCAAAATAAATTATATACTCTTATACAAGATTATATTCCTAAGGGAGTTTTATCACGAAAAAATAAAGCTTCTTCATGGGAGTATGGGTATAATGAAAAATATGACTTCGTTAATATATCTAAGTCAGGTAAGGTTGGAGATATTATAGATATCTCAGGTTTAAGAATAGGTCTTCCTTTATATGTAACACCTAAAAAGAAAACTCCTAAAGACAAACAATATTGGCAACGTCACGAGCTACCCAAACAACTTTCTAAAATCAACTCTATCTTTCAATGGAACACAATGGACTCTGCTTTTAAGAATAGGTGGGTGGATTATATTGAGGGAGAGTTTGATAAAAGAGAGCATGGGGAGTGGTTTGTGAATAATGGAGTTCCTACATATATAACAGGAGCTCACTATATGTATCTTCAGTGGACAAGTATTGATGTAGGATATCCCGATTATCGTGAGGCTAATAGAATATTCTTTATATTTTGGGAAGCATGTAAGGCAGACTCAAGATGTTTCGGTATGACTTATTTAAAAATAAGACGTTCAGGATTTTCTTATATGGGTTCTTCAGAGTGTGTTAATGTGGGAACATTAGCTAAAGATTCAAGGGTGGGTATTTTGTCTAAGACCGGTTCGGATGCAAAGAAAATGTTTACAGATAAAGTTGTTCCTATATCAAATCGATTACCATTCTTTTTCAAGCCTATCCAAGATGGTATGGATAAACCTAAAACAGAATTAGCCTTTAGAGTTCCGGCGGCTAAGATTACTAAGAAGAATATGTATGAGGTTTCGGATGAAGAACTATTAGGGCTAGATACTACTATTGATTGGAAGAATACAGATGATAACTCTTATGATGGAGAGAAACTATTATTATTAGTTCATGATGAAAGTGGTAAATGGATAAAGCCTAATAACATATTAAATAATTGGAGAGTAACGAAGACGTGTTTACGGTTAGGTAGTAAGATTATTGGTAAATGTATGATGGGGTCTACCTCTAATGCATTAAACAAAGGTGGAGAAAATTTCAAGAAACTATTTGAAGACTCTAGTTTATCTTCTCGAAATGCAAATGGTCAAACTAAAAGTGGATTATATTCTTTGTTTATTCCTATGGAGTATAATATGGAAGGGTTTATAGATATATATGGACAGCCTGTGTTTCGTAAACCACAGGAAAAAGTAAAAGGAGTTGATGGTGAATGGATACGGAATGGAGCTATTGATTATTGGGAAGCAGAAGTCGAGTCGTTAAAAAATGATGCTGATGCTCTGAATGAATTTTATCGACAGTTTCCAAGAACAGAGTCTCATGCATTTAGAGAT